AAAGTTTGATATTAATAATGTAGCTATATTATGTAAGTATCATCATGATATATATGACGGAAGGCAAAGAGTCGGAACAAGCGTAGCATACAGAGATTTATTAAAAGGTTTTTTAAAAAGAGAAAGTAACCTATAAAAAATTCTTAGCGATTATTTATCAAATCTACTTAAAGATTTAAACGTTTCAAATTTTTTTTGAAATAATTTAGCTTTTTTATATTGTGCTTCTGAATAAGCTAACGAAGTATTTCTTTGTTGAACTAAACCTGAAACATCACCACCATAAGGAGAACCATGCATACCTACTACTTTTTCCATATTTTTAACAATCTCCATACCTGCGTCACCTTTTTTTAACGCTGCTCTAGATATTTCTTTATGTTGTTTCATACGTCTATTTAATTCGTTTTGACCAAGACCTACAAGTCCTCTACCTACAGCATATTGTCTAATGCCAGGTGACATAGGTTTTAATTTTTTTTCTCTAGGCATTATCTATTTTTATCCTCACCTTGAGGAACTCCAGCACGAATAGTTCCAGGATTTAATTTTGTTCCACGATTGCTAACATTTCTATCTTGCCAAGTTTTAAGATTAGCTAAATATAATCCAGCAGACTTAGGTGCAATTTGTACAAATAATTTTGCCATATCTTTATAACCAATACCTTGGTTTAAACTTGAAATGACGTTGTAACCTGATATTTCACTTAAGTTTTTTTCATAAGTTTGTTTAGGTTCGCTAGAACTTCCACCACCTTCTATACGTTTAATATTTCCAGGCATATTATTTACTAACTGTTATTTGTTTCTTAGCATATGTTTTAATAACTGCAAGTGCAGCACCACCACCAGCTAACGCAGCTAGTTGTAATGTTTCTGCTTCTACACCTACTAAAGGTGCAACTGTTAACGCACCTATAAAGGCTTCAATGAAAGTCCATACGGCTCTCTCTACCATGTCTTTAAGTTCTTCACTCATTTTGTAACTCCATGCTTCGTTCCAAGGAGTCCACGCTACGTCTTTTTTAAACGTCCCATCGGAATTTCGTTTTCTATTTAACTTTTTAAACATTATCTAGTATAGTCCTTTTTTTTGTCAAGGTTCTTTAATCCACCTAAAATCATAAGACCAGCACCTATACCAGGATTTTTCTTAGCATACCATGCGGCTAATGTAGCTGCACTAGCAGCAGCTCTTTTAGCTATAGCTGGGTCTATGTTCTTAGCATCAAATATACCACCAACTGATTCAGTTAAATCTTTAGCTATACGTCCAAATGATTCATCAAATTTCTTTTTATATGAAGGAGAATTTTCTATATTACCTGTGTTTACAGAAGGTATGTTAGTAATTTTGTTAGGTTTACTAGGTACAGAAAACTCTGGTCTACCACCAGGAGTAACACTTTTTGATTGATTATATCTTATTTCTCCAGGTACTTTTGGTCTATCTACTAAATTTTGTGATTCTAATTCTTCTAAATACTCAGCAGTTTGTCCATATGCACCAGCACTAGCACTAGGAATAGTAACTTTAGGTCCTCCACCACCTACAGGTGTTTTAATTTTAACACTTACTTCATCTGCAGCAACTACTTGTTTATTATTTAATGCTTTAGTTTGTCTTGCTTTAGCATTTTTAATATTATTTTTTAATCTAGTAGTTTCTGCTGTAAAATCTATATCGACCATATTTAGCCCTAGTTTCATACCTAATTTGTTATGATATTCTAAAGCTTCATTTGCTAATTTTAAATCTTTGGTAGCTTTATTTAATTTTATATTTTCTTGGTCATTCAAATCAAAAGAAGCAGTAACTTGTTTTCCTGTTTTAGGGTCTTTTTGTTTTTGAACAGCATTTCTATCATCACCAAGAATACCTTGAACATCGTCAGGAAATGAATCTTTCATATCTCTAATATAAGATTTACCTACACCTGCTTTAGTTGTTAACGATTGACCACCAGAAGACCTTCTTGTTTGGTCAAATGTTTTATCTACAAAACCTTCATTTGTTTGTTTACCAACATCTATTGTTCCAGATTCTATTAGTTCTTCAGTTAATTCATTTTTAGCTGTAGCAACATATCGTTCAGCAGCAGATTCTTGTTCTATAGAAACACCCATTTTAGCTTTTTCAATTTCTATATTTTCCATAATTGTAAAACCTTCATCAGCTAAAGCAGTACGTACTTCTGGTTTAAGTTCTATATCTTTATTATTTAAATAATCATCTATAGTTTTTAATTCTTCTTTTAAACCACTTAACTGTTTATTAATTTCAGATTGTGTGTAGTGTTTAGGTGCTTCACTTTCATTAATAGGTGCTGTACCTTTTCCTTGTGGTTGACCAACCATAGGGCTTGTTATTACTTCACCTGTTTTTACATTTTTATGTTTTGCTAAATTTTGTGTAGGTTTTGTTTGTCTTGATTCAATTACTTCATCAATTAAATTACGTACTTCTGGGTCATTAGGAAAAAAAGCTTTAAATGTACCTAAATCTTTTGTAGGTACTTTACTTATATCAGATGTAAAACTTGTATCTCCAACACCTGGCATACGTTGTGTATTTTGTGTACCATATTTTTCCATATCAAATTCGTTTTTAAGACTATCACTACCTGCACCTTCTACTACGTCACTACCACCATAAATATTTTCTCTAGCTTCAGGTGTAGTTGTATCGTAATCTTCGAAACTAAAACCATCTTCACCAGTTAAATCAGGGTCAAACTCGTTACCAAGTTTTTTATTACCTTTAAATTTATATGTACCACGCATTATATTATTCTCCTGGAGTCTAGTTTAGCAGACAGAGTTTGAACTTCACCACTTATCTCTTGTAATTTTTCCATAACTGTACTTGTTAATATGACATCTTCAGTTGACTTATTAGATGTTTCTTTATTATCTCCATCATAATCTATATATGTAACCTCAACATCTTGTCCTGATTCAATAGCTGCAGCAACACGAGGATATACAAATTTATACGCATCAACGCTACTGCCGATGAACCCATCTTTAGCTATACGGTTGTTAGTCTGTGTGTTACCCAGTATTAAACAACCAGCTGTATGTTCATCAGTGTTTCCTGTATGCCATAATATGTATTCGAAACCTGGTACATCTTGTACCCATATCATACCTTTATGCATACCACCATATTTTGATGCATATCTTGTATGAAATCCACCTACAGTACGTAATTTAAGTTTATAAGTACCTGCAGGTATTCTTGTTTCACCCCAAACTTTTATGTCACGTTGCTCATCTTCTAAAGTGTATGCTAAAAATGTACGTTGACCTCTGTCAACTTCAAATAACAAACCAGATGTAGAGTCTTTACCACTACTAATTCTTAATACTTCATACTTCAAGATTTACCTCCTGCCATACGGCACACCAACCAAACGGTGCTACTTCTTTATTAAATTTAAGACAATAATTATTACTGTAATGCACACAATTATTACAGAACTCTCCAGGTTTAGGGCTATTGACAACGTATGCTCCAGGTAAAGCCATTATTTCTTCTTACTAATTTTTTTAGTTTTACCATTATGTGTTCTAGCGTATATAAAGTTTTTTGTTTCACGAATTACCGTGCCTTTATATGTTTTGCCGCCCCACTTCCAACTAATTGTTTTTGCCATTAATTACCACTTAGTCTTGTTAGCCCAATAAGCTGCAGACATTTTACCTTTTTTAATATTTTTAGCGTGTCTAGCTTTAAAAGATTTACGTTTAGCTTTAGACTTAGCGTCTGTTTTTTTACCTGCAGTCTTAGCACCTTGTTCACCAAATCTAATAAGTTTAAGATTGTGTCCTTCTTGTGCTAATACTACATGTGATTTAGTAGCATGTTTAGGTGTACGCTTAGGTTTATTAACCCCAGATAACCCGTGTTTTTTTATTAAAGCTGCTTTTCTATTTGCATGTGCCATTATTTCTCCTCACAATTACCATGTTTGCAGTTGCATATTTGTACAAATGAACCATCTGGTTGACTTGTAATCATACACATTATCTACTAACTTTCTTTGAACCACCTTGTGGTTTGTCTTTTCTAAAGCCTATAGTTAATAACCATATAGCTAATGTAATTATAGTAGCTAATCCTGTTACTTGTTGTGCTGAACCAGTTAATGTAAGCGTAGCAATAACTAAACCAACTAAAGTCCAACTAAGGTTTAATGTTTCTTTAATTATTTCTATAAACCAATTCCATATTTTTTTAATCATAATGTTTTCCTCATTACAAATGCTGCAATACTAACTATTCTAGTCAAAATAACTGGCACTACAACTTCTTGTGCTTTTTCTCTTTGGTCTTGAGTCATATCATCTCCTATGTTTGTTATAGTTACTTCTGTAAAATCTAAATCAATAAAGGTTTCTATAGGATTTTCTAAGAATGCTTCGTATTGTACTTCTGTAACAACATCAGCTAGAGTGTAATCTTCTACGTCTGCATTTTCTACAGCTCTTTCCACGTATTCTTCTACAGCTTCTGCTACTACAGTATCTGATTTAATAGCCTCTGCAATGATAACAACATCTTCAGTTTCAACTTGTAATACTTCAGCAACAACTTCAACTTGTTCCTGTGTAAGCTCTTCAACGTTATCAATGGCCTCCTCAACTACAGATTGTACTATTTCTTGTACTTCTTCAGTAGCTTTATCTAAATTTTGTACGCCAATATCATTGACTTCTTCAAGAACTTCTACTACTTCTTCGGTGGTAGCTTCTTCAACAACAATATCTTCAACGATTTCTTCAACTTCAGATACTGCGATAACGACTTCTTCCTCAGAAAGTTCTTCTGCAAGTTCCTCCTCAACATCTTCCTGTATTGGCTCATCCAAAATTTCCTCGATGATTTCTTCATCTTCCACCACAATAACAATGTCATCTTCTATAACCTCTTCTTCAATAATAAGTATAATATCTTCAGGTATATCTAGTTCTATTATCTCTTCAACAATTTCAATAAGTTCTATTGTATCTTCTATCTCTTGAATAACATCTACAAACTCTTGTATCTCTTCTTCAGATAAATCCTCAAGAATAATTACACTGTTTTCTAGCTCCTCAAGTATAAGTAATTCTTCTTTAGCATCTATTTGTTCAGCAATTAAACGCTTTTCTTCAGCTGCAATCTCAGCTTCAATAACAGCTATTTCTTCTTCCGTAAGCTCAATAACTTCATTTTCAATAAAAACATCTTCCTCTGTAAGGGTGTCATCTCCAAGTATCTCTTCGTCCAGCTCATCATCTATCTCTTCTTCGACAATATCAACAGTGTCATCAGGTATGTCAGTGCAATCACCAGGTTGATAACCAAACCAATCTCCACTCTCTACCGCTTCAAGATATTGTTTATACGATAACGGATTGTTCGGATGTGGACATCCATATTCGTCCCAAGCAAGGTACGTAGTAATGTTATCTTCGACCACATCTTTTGCCGGAGGTAACGTGGTGGACGTTGTTGTTGTCGTACTAGATGTCGTTGGAGTAGGTACATAATCATAATCATATAATACACTTTCTACTGGCGTAAAGTCGCTAGTTGTACC